ATCCTGGCTGACAGGGAGCCGTTCTTACTGACCTCACGATAATAGCTGTCTATTTGCCACCCGCAAAGGCGCATTGATGGTAAGTCTTGAAAGATAACACCGGCATCGCGGCAACAATGTAAAACACCACCGCCGTCTGCGTCTAACCATAAGCCGGCATGAACCGGATGTTTCGACTGACGAAGCAGTACAACATCACCGTCTTGCGGTTTTTCAACCTCATTAAACGCCCGGAAAGCAGGATCCTTTTTGAATGCGATTAAAACGCTCCTAAGATTATCCGGATTAACATTTACCGCCGGCACATCTATGCCGTATTCGTGCTTCAGGATCCAGCGCACCATTCCCCAACAGTCAAATTCATCAGGGCCTTGCGCACCGGCAACCCAGGGCAAGCCTATATATTTACAAGCAAAATGTGTCATCGTGTTAATCCCGGATAGTTTTTAACGGTATAGTTTTCACTCGGAAACGACTTATTTCCGATGTCCATCATACGGGCCGTAGCAGTTATTTTATAGCAGTCCACATGAATATCAGTAATAACCAAGGTTATCGGCGGATCCATCTGTGGCGTTGTCAGGTCGTCAGACAGATATGGGCGGTATGTCAGCTCAATCATGTCTTGTGTTTCAATCGCTCGATCAAGATAAGTGATCATCTCAGTTGAAACGTTGTCGATCGTGACCGAAATCTCAGGTGTCGGCGTGTTGTTGACCGGTGGCAATTCCAAATCAAAGGCCATGGCAACAAACTCCACAGCTTCTCCCGGATTAAGCGGAGCCGAGTTTTCAAGCGTACATATATGACTGACGTGATCTCGGACTACACGAATAGCGGTCTGATTTCCTTGTTCATCAACAAAAGATGGATGCCGAAGTTCCAAGGTATGGAGCAAAACCACATCACTCGGAGCCGAAGCATAGGCTTCCTTTAGTGCTTCTGAAAGCGTCGTATCAGGCATTATCTGTTCCTTTCTATTATTTCCAGTATCCACGTGCGTACCAATCTATATATCGGGATGAGCCATCACCATACGGTTTGGCAGTAAACATCGATGATGTCCTGTTTATGATAAATACTTGGTTGTTAATTGAGGCCGTTGCATTGTCCAGTCTATAAAGTTGGCAATTTAATTGGTAATTTGTGTTAATGAACGCAACGTTCATCGTAATATTAACGCTCCAATCTGTAACTTGTGATCCTTTATCATATGTTCCGCCTTGTTCTAGAATGCCATTTGACCATTTGATATACCAATTAGTTCCTTTTTGTTCTTCTACTATGTAAGGAATGTTATTTAATGTATTTTTTATTTGAGAGAGAAGATTCCTTATTTCACTTGTCTCTTCCATAGCTATAGTTCTGCTGACATCTGCACATTTGATATAAGTCAACTCATAATAAGCCTTTGGCCTTGTTTCATCACCAAAGCGGGCTGTCCCATTTTGTCCTGTCTTAGGATTTAGAATAAATAAGTCAGGTCCGTCTTGCCTCAAGCCTTCATCTGTTCCGCTCGTTGTACCGATAGTAGCACCGTCACCCGATCCCCATACATCTTGTCTAATTTGAGCAATATGGTAGTGACCTTGAAACTGATCTAACTCTACATTTCCAAGCTGACTAGGCGTTCCACTTCGAGCGAAGTTTACTAACAGCGGCAGAATTAAAGTGTCATTGTCCACCTTTACATAGCTGGCACACATTCCGTATGTTGAAACTTGGCTGTCATATGTTGCTTCCGTCACTAAAGTGAGGCTGTCTGTATCAACAAGCTGGGTAAAAAAGTCCGGATATCGGGAACGTGTTATCGTGTTTTTATACCAAACCGGCTCATATCCGTCTGGAACTTTTGAACTTGCTGGGACTGTCAGCTTTGTGCCGAGCGGTGTCGGAGCCGCATTTTGTGCATAGGTTAGAGCTCTTTCGGCTTGGGCTGTGGCCAGTGCAACCTGAACAGCTCCTTCCGACTGAACCTGTGATATTGAGGCGGCCGTTGCACTGGCAATGCTGTTAGATGTGATTTGCGACAGCTCCTTAAATGTTTCCGCTTCATCTCTTAAAGTTTTTGTTTGCCCTTTTAAGGTATTGGTTTCATTTTTAATAATTTGTGTTTCGGATTTTATTTGCAATGTGTCAGCCTTTGCCTGGCGACACTCATCAACATAATCTTCAAGGCCGTTAATAATTTCAGCACGCACATCCTTCAATTGCTTGGCCACAGACGGAACATTCCCGCTTTCGGTTTGCACAGTTGTCATGTCATCACCATGTACAATTGTGTGCCATTTAGTTCCATCGACTTCTGACTGAGCAACGACCGCTTCTAATCTTTCTTCTAAATTTGGCATTTTATACTCCTTTACAAGGCATGAATGCTAATTCACCGCCACCGGACAATCTTACTATGTCACCAGGACATACCAAAACCATAAGGCTGTTATACTCTTCCCAATGTCCATAGTTTCCATATTGGCGAAATACAAGGTTTCCGTTGATATATCCGCTCAATGAACTGTTATACACAACGTTGCGCATTAGTACCCATCCATACTGGCTTATTGTAACGTCTGCATTTAATGCAAGAACCTGCCTTCTTGACCAATCAGGAGCAATCCAAGCAATAATACTTGCCTTTGCGGATGCTGACGGCGCAATATTTGAAAAATCCAAGTTTGCTTTCGAACTTGTTGCGGCTTCAGCTCGGTTTGCTTGACTTGTAGCCTCAGCTACTTGTTCAGCTACAGCATTTTGCACATTGGTCACTTGGGTTGTACCTTCCGCTCGAATAGTGCTAATCGAGTTTGTTGTAGCGGTCGAAATGCTGTTAAAAATGGTTTGAGACTGATTTTTTAAGGCCTCTGTATCATTCTTTAACCATATAACATCAGATTTTAATCCGTTTGTTTGCTCTTTAATAGCAAGTGTATCGGCCTTTGTTTGGATTGTAACATCACGAGCGTTTCTGCACTCGGCCAAATAATCTACAACACCATTTACAACTTCATCGTGCACGTCTTTCAACTGCTTGGCTACCGTAGGAACATTTCCGCTTTCGGTCGGTACAGTTGTTGTATTATTACCATGAATTATTGTATGCCATTTAACGCCGTCCATTTCAGCCTGAGAAACAACAGCCTGCAATCTTTCTTCCATGTTCATTTGAAGTATCTCCTAGTAACCGCATGCATACCAAGACTTTGCTTGGCTTGAACTTCCGCCTCGGTTATAAATTATCATTTGCGATGCAGAAGTACGTTGTATACATTGCGCATATATTTCGCTATTTGTTCCTATAGTTGTTGCTATCACTGTATAATTTGTATTCTTGAAAGCCTTTGGAAAGGTAACAGTGACATTTGTCCGCTTCTCCACCTTGTTCAATCCAACCGTCGGGCCAAACTCTATACCATGTTTTGCCACTTACATATTTTGTAAACATCTTGGAAAAGATAGTATCCTTTGTGATGTTTGATAGGTCAGTGTTTACCTTTGTGGAAGTAGCTTGTTCGGCCCGATTTGCCTGACTGGTTGCTTCGGCCACTTGTTCTGCCACCGCAGTACGCACATTTGTGACCTGAGTAGATCCTTCTGTTTGCACAGTTTCCACAGCATTAGCTGTCGCAGACGAGATATTATTAAAAATCGCTTGTGACTGATTTTTTAGGCTTTCGGTATCATTTTTTAATGTTGTTACATCGTTTTTTATTTTATTGGTTGCATCTTTTATGGCCTGAGTTTCCGTTTTAGTCTGAATTGTTGCATCTCGAGCAGTTCTGCACTCAATCATATAATCAATAACACCGTTTACAACCTCATCATGAACATCTTTTAATTGTTTGGCCACTGTTGGAACGTTGCCGTTTTCTGTCGGGACAGTTGTTGTATTATTACCATGAATTATTGTATGCCATTTTTCTCCATCTGCTTCAGCTTGCGAAACAACGGCTTGTAATCTTTCTTCCATATTTGCCATTTTTTATAAATCCTCAATATATTGCGGGCATTCAACGTGAACGAAATAGTGCAGATGATTAACCGCACTTGAAAGCCTATCAAAGTCATTTTCTAGTAAAATTGCCAACGCACCGTCCGAAAGTGTCGGTCGGTCACGCACTTCGAGTTCTGATGTGATTTCCCAAAGGTATCCATTCAGGAGTTTTGCTTCGAACTGTTGAGTAAACCTGGCTTCTTGTTTTAATAACCCCAGGCCGCCCAAAAGCGTAACAACGAACCATTCAGCACCTTCTTTTGCGTAGTATTTGTACCAGGCTTCAAAGAGCGAGAATTGTTCTCGGTTCATTACCCAGCGCACAGAAATTTTAGACGGCGTTTGCTCATAACGCCGCCTTTGTCTCGCCGGGCCTGCCTCCATATCGGTTCGTACAATAGCTTCACCGGGTTTTATCGCATACCCCTCTGTGGTCGGGTAAGGTAGTTTTTCAGGAAAAATTACTGTCATCTATAACTCCCATAGGCCGGGTTTAACGCATACCTTTGTTCAAGGATCGGCGATAAACCTTCACCTTTACTGATGTTTTTACCAATTGCACCCTCAATCTGCTCAACGATGATGTCCAGGTTGATATTACCGTTCATGTCGCGTGTCGGGTTTGCCGTTGTCCTTGTGCCTGAGGCCTTATTGACCACATTCACATTGACATAAACCGGCGGTTTTGAATTTAACTCTGCGCCCAGTGCTTTCATCTGTCCCGGCGTGAATACCGTTTCACCTTTTTTCGCGATAATCGGGATCTCGCCGCCGACCAAACCCCCGGTATGAAAACGGGGAGCATTTTCAAAAACACTTGGACTAACAGCCTTAGTAGATAAAGTATCCGTACCAATGACACCTCCTGTATGCGCTGTCGGAATACCGAAGTAACCCATGACACCGCCCATGATCGGCTTGATCACAGCGTACTGCATGGCCATTCGGACCATTCCCTCGACAACTGAGTTAACAAAGTCTCCAAAGTTCGCTTTACCGGTCATGACGAAGTTTGTCAGCGTATCTTCCATTGATTTGAAAGAGTTCTTGACCATGTTTTCGGTCATTGAAGCCATATCCGAGGCATCTTCATAAACGCTTTTCATTCCTCGGGTTACGCCGTCTTTCCAGTCCTTTGAACTTTGAAGAGCGGCAACTCCTGCTTTTTTGACCATATCATCATAAACGCGGTTTACATCATTTTTGAAATCCTCATAACCGGCTTTTGTGCTGTCAAGGTTCGCCAAAGCATTATCACGCCACTTGGCCGCTTTTTGCATGGCCTGATCATAAGGATCCTGCAATTCAAAGACCTTTTGTTTGATGTCCTCAATGGTCTTTTCGTAAGCTGATGTGTCAGTTTTTGACAGAACAGGTGGTTTCGGAACTGCCGGCTTTTCTTCTTTCGGCCTTAATTCCGGGTTTTGAATGTACTTCAACTCATCACGAGCCTTTTGTGCATCTATCTCGGCCGCTTTCAAAAGCAGGAACTTTTCCTGAATGGCTTTTGCCTGCGGTTGAAAATCCGGATATTCAGCGGCCAAACGCCATACTTCCTTTTGGTATTCCTCCAGGTTGTATTTTGACTGCGAAAGAATGTCCGCCAAATCGTTTGCAAAGATCTGGTATTCTTTCAGGAACATATTCGGCGCGTGACGTTGAAAGAACGACAGCCCACCGGTATCTTTTAATTCTTCCTTCAGGTCTTTGATATTCTTTTCTGCCACCTTTAATTTATAGGACCATTCGGCAATGGCTTGGTTTTTGCTCTGTACCGTCACAAGGTTATTTGTTTCTTTGACCGTCTCGGCCATCTGTTCTTTAAGTTTGGCCAAGGTGTCCGCGTGGTCGTTTGCCGCTCGCTTTGCCACGTTATGACTGTCTATTAACTTATACAGGCCATAAACAACCAACATAACAAGACCGGCCGGGCCACCAAGCAAAGCCATAATGCCTTTCAAAAGTCCGACCGCACCGGCAAGAACCTTTGCCGCTACC